CTTGCTCTCGCTCCATGTACAAACTCATTAATATCCTCCTTAAATAGGATCGGGCTGAGGAAGATCCAGCAGAAAGCCCTCTCTAATTTGCCTAATCTCTGCGTAACGGATTGAGGTCCAGCCCCACTGATGATCGACATAAGTCGTGGGAAGCCCCAACAACTCATGAAGATCGGCAACTGAAGCTGCTGGGTACCGATCAATAATATCCTGAAGCCGTTCCAAAACCATTTCAGCATCTCCTCGCTCAGCCAAAATAATCTCAGAATGCCCCGGCCTAGACCGTGGTTTATTAGGCTGATCGGGAACATTAGGACGCCTAGGGTCGTGGTAAGATGGCCTGTTTACTGGACGATTATACGTCGTTCTAGGCCCATAATTAGCCGGCCTAGAGCGAGAATACCCGGAATCACCGTAAACAAATCGCTCAATACCCTTAGTGGTAGCGTCAACAATTAGGTTTCTAAGCGCCGGCAAAAGCACATCCGACAAAATATACTCGGAAGCGGAACGAACTTCTCCGCCAAGAAAGATTTCCTTGAATCTTGACCCAATGGGCTTCTTTCTTGTTGTGACTTCGCCGTCTAGTTTAATGGGCTCAACTTTCTTTTCTTCTGACTCTGACGGAGTATCTTTCTTCTTTGCTTGCTTACTTTTATTACTATTTGATTGATAATCCATGCTCAGTTAGTTTCCTCTCAAGTTGTAGGCGGAGCAGGCGGAAGTGGCGTTTCAGTAGATGACTCCTCAACCGCATCAGCAAGGTCCTTGGGCAGAATGCCCTTGATAAATGCTGCTGCAGCTTTGTCGTCTGTCGCAAGCTCCATAAAAAGCTCATTATAAGCAGCTGACTGTGAAAATTCTTCCCGGAGCTCATCTGACTTAATAAACCTTTTTCCGTCCTCAGACTTCTTCCCGTAAGCAAGAAGGACAATGCGCTTAAACTCGTGAATAAGCTGCTTTGCATCTTCTGCCTCGACGATGCGCTCCATCATCTTGCCAAAGCCGCCCTCATACTCGACTTCAAGCTCAATGATTTCGGGCTTTGAAATATTAAAATAAATAGTCTCAGTAACCTGCTCTCCGTCAAAATTTTCGTATGAAATTTCTCGCTTTAACATTGCTATCCTTTCGTGAAAAACTAAAGCCCTTGTTAGACAAGAGCCTTAGTTTTTGAGTTTCCTCAAGCTGGGGTGTTGTTTTTCCTGGTCGCGATTGCAACTCGGGCCGCGTCGTAGCCAAGGTTGATCAACTTCGCCGCCGCAAAGCCTGCAAGTGCGCAGAGCATTGTTTTGGCCAGCTGATCGCCGGTGGTTTCCTCCGGGACGTTGCTGCTTTCGTTTTCAGTTTCCATCTTTCCTCCTTGTTAGGGTCTCATTATAAGCCTTGTATTAACTGCGATTAAATTGGTTTTAGGTAATTGTAGCAGAAGGTGAGACATGGCCTTCCGTCTTCAGTTAACGTTGTTGAAAACTCTAGGTCTAAAAGTCTGTCTGAATCCCAGCCTAATTCATTAGAATGCGAAGTCGTTGACAAACCAATAAGAGAATAGAAATAATCTAAAGTTACATAAATCTCGTCAAATATAGCCATATTAACATCGTTTTGAGCTTTTCTCAGTGTTTCCATATCAGACATAAAATACCGACGAGTGTACATCTCGCAGCACAAAATATCACCGGACCCTGGCAGAATTAAACTGTCTTTTAAGGTCGTTTTCTTTAATGCATCTTCGGTAATTTCGTCGCGGATTTTTTGTTCTTTGTTTGCGCCGATTTGATCTACGACTTTTTCTTTGTATTCTGTAAATGCTTTTTCGGTCAAAGTATAGGCGCTGATTGCTGCCGCAGTTTTTTGTGCGTTTACTTTGTTTGCCATCAAAATACATCCAACAGTTGTTGCGGCAGATGCTGCTGTTGGAATATAAAGCTTCCAAACCAGAGGAGTATAAACTTTTACTTTCTCCAAAGGCTCTTCAATTTCTCCATTATCTTTCTTATGCTCGGAAATAATTTTAGATGCTTTAATAGAAGCTTTCGACGCTAAATATGCTGTGGACGCGACCCCACCAATTGCAATTGCAGCGTAAATAGAAGACTTATTTTGATGCGCTGTTTTTACTGCGTTGTTTAGTAGCTTTTGCACTTTCCTCCTTACTTCCTTCTCATTTCACGAACAAAAATCCAAATAAGCCAAAGTCCTCCTGTAAGAACGACCATAATGACATCAAATAAAAAACTTAAACATCCGTATTCCTGATTCACTTTTTTCTCCTAAATAGCTCGCGAATATATACTACAAAAAACAAAAACACAATTATTAGCAGGTAACCGGTTAAAACATCTTTCGATGACAATGATAGCCACCAATCAACTAGTGTTTGCATAATGCCTCCTTAGTACGCCCCCTGGGACTTGAACCCAGAACCTACTGATTAAAAGTCAGTTGCTCTAACCAATTGAGCTAGAGGCGCTTGGTACGGGCGGTGGGACTCGAACCCACAAGATCTAAGATCCAGAGATTTTAAGTCTCCTGCGTATGCCGATTCCGCCACGCCCGCATTTCACCAGAAATCACGCAAAGCCAAGGTGCTGACGATACATCGTAAACATTGCAAACGCACCCACAGCCATGGCATTGGCAATATCGAAATCATTCTGGAATTGTTCAGTGTCCAGAAAGTCGTTTTTGAGCGCAGTTTCTAGATTTTCGTAAGCCTGAAGCACGCGATCTTGCAAGCGCTCAATTTCCTTGAGCATTTCCTCGTAAAGAATTTTTTCTTCAGTCGTTGCCATTTGTCCTCCATTTGTTGATTGAATTAACTTCCAGTACGGGCGGTGGGACTCGAACCCACAAGGTCAAAGACCGGGAGATTTTAAGTCTCCTGCGTATGCCTATTCCGCCACGCCCGCAAAAAATATAATGGTCTGTAATTTGTCGACCTCTCATTATAAGCCATGTAATTTTTGCGAAAAAAAAAATAATCTTTGTAGGGAGAAACGCAGAAGCCGTGTACAGTTTTTGTACACGACTTCCGCGTTCGTTCCCTCGTCAGTTGACGTTGATGTTCTTCGGACGGACGATCGTGTTGAACGCCTTCGAAGACCACACGTGGTGCTGCTCGTAGGCCACGATGAGCAGGATCCCGACGATGTTTCCAGCGACGACGACCAGCGTGTCGCGGCTGATCTGGTTCGTGTTTCGCTTCTGCGAGTCACGAGCTTCGATCAGCCGCTCCAGCTGGTTGACGTAGTTGTTGTACTCGTCGGAACCCGGTTCGGTCATGTCCATGTAGTTCAGCACTCGTTGAATGGCATCCTCGAGCGATGTTGACAATTCGTCCCGCTTTCGGAACATAATTCCTCCTTGTTAGGGTCTCATTATAAGCCTTGTATTAACTGCGATCCTCAATAGGATTGTTTAAAACTTTAAAGCAAATATGAGACTTTAATCTAAGGATTTCTGGACTATCATCCAGCTCCAAAGAATATAGCATTTCTCCAGTTTCGTTTTGGCTAACCATCATAGTCCCGTCGTACTTTAAATCAGATTTTACGTACGATCGAGACGAAATTAAAAGAAAAACTCCAAGCGCAACCGTAATTAAAAGGCCTAAAACCACGACAAAAATTGACCATGATAGATCAAACGCTGTTGACACGCCCAAATATAAAGCCGCCGCTCCAGGTAAAACAACCATAACAAGCGCTTTTAGAAAATCATAGAAACTATTTGAAATTAAAATTAAAGGTTGACTTTTCTTTTTAAAACGCAAAGGCTCAGTCACTTTTTCTCCTGTTAGTTCTTAAATCTAAAGTTGGTGAAAATTTGTGCCCCGACCTTAGCGGAAGTTCGCTTAATTCTTTCATAATCAAATCCGCTGTTCCGTTCCCGCCCAAAGTTTTATACGGCGTGTAAATATTAGCCAGTAAAACTTCATATTCTTCTCGGTTTACCCATCCTTGTGAAATGTAAACGTCACAAATATCATGAAAGACTTTGTGTGTGATACCGAGCAGTAAAATAAGCTCAGCCTCTTTTTCGCTCTGTTTCTGCGAAAAGAACTTCCAAAATCCGGCCGAAGCTCCTACGGTATAGACGCCAGTAAAAATTAAAGCCGCCCATTGATCCCATTCCATTTCAACCTCCAGTAAATGGCGGCTGCTTCGGCCAAAAATCAGAGTTGTTATCTTTAATTGTTTTGTTATAAATATCAAACAAATCTGAGTCGTAAGAAGAACTATTAGGGTCAACTAAATTATCTTCTACATTTGGCTCTGGATTGGAACTATTATAATTTTTAGAACTAATGCCAAGAACAACGCCAGAAAACGTAGCGAAAGCGGCTAAAGTTCCAACTACTTTTTCAGGCGATGGAAGGCCCCATAACTGCCCAATTGTTAAGTAAAATGTACAAAAGGCTGGAAACCAAATTTGAATTGCTTTCTTTGCAAAATCATACTGTTTATTAGATAAGTTAAACATTTTACTCCTAAATCTCGTCCGTCAAAGTTGGATAAGAGCTTTCACCAGTTTCGTCCTCAATTTCAACGTGTTCAATAACTCGCATTCGTGCAGAAGTGTTATAGTCGCCACGAACAGATACAATATCGCCAACATTATAATCTGTTCGATACTTGTAAGTCTGAGACGAAGAACTAATTTTAGCGTTTGTAATTGCCACGTTGCTTTGCTGCGCAAGGGCCTCGTAGCCGCGAATTAAAAGTTTGTTAATTACTGCAGTTAAATCGGCTCCTTGCGGATAGGCACTAAACTGATTGTCAATATCTGATGCATCAACAATCATAGTTCGTCTATCATACCCAGCTTCTGCTGAGTTGATGAACTGGTCAACCCATCGACCAAGAATATAAGCGCAGTTTTTTAATTTTTTATTACTCCAAAGGTAATCGGCAGAATCGATGTCTCCGTATTCATAAGAAAATGCAACCGAAGAGCTTTTGTCTTCCCCATCATGAATAAAAATACTTAACTCATTGTTCCAGTAATTTGGGCGAACTGTTCTAATACCAAGGTTGTCAATTTCCAAAAGAGTAATGACTCCAGAATAGACTTCACCCTTTTTAATTACTCTTTCTTCGTATACTCCGTCTTTTTCAACTCCATTAACAGCTCTTACGTTTAAAAATGAGTCTTTTGGATCCCAAAGAAAATCAGTTCGAATATGATTGTTAATCAGTGTAGTTGCTTGCCACCAACTATAGTTTGCAGCCATCAAATATTCTGGAATTACCATTTCCCGGTCTACCCAGTCCTGGTTTGCGCCAACAATTCTGTTCTCTAAAAAAGTTTCAAAGCTTCTGCCAGTAATTTTGATAGTTGCCTCGGAGCCTTTTTGTTGATTAATTTCATGGTTTTCAACAATCATAACTTCTGTGCTTTCGGCGTGCGAAATTAAAGTACCAATTGGAAGAGTCTTTTGAATATCAGTATCAATTTTTGCAATTAATTCAAACTCACAAAAGTCTCGGTACCTTTCAATCCACATCAAACTGTCCCAGCCGTTTACAAGTTCTCCGCTTAGAATATCCAATTCTACACCGGAGCATTTTGGAAACTTAAACAAGTCC